CTATGGCATTTAATAACAGCAACTTACCACGAACACCATTTAACGACGATCTAAACGAGAAACTAATAAACTACACATTCAACGTATCACTATATGACTTACATATAACGCTTAAAACCGAGTGTAAGAAGATTTATGATAGAGATGATATAAGTATCACGCAGTTAGCAAAAGTCCGTTTAGCGCTTGATATGATAGAAGATAAGTTAGGATTAAGCACGTATGATGAGAGAATGGAGCTGGTTAAGGGGTTATGAGCGAAGATGACCGCACACTAATTGATAAGTTATACTATCGTAAAGGTTTAAGTGTAGCACGTATATTGCAAATTGAACATTTTAGGAATTACACAACATATAAAATATACAACTATCTAAACGCTAAAAACTGCAAAATTAAGTCATACAAAAGCGAGAGAGCAAAGAAGGTAATAGAACTTAAAAAGAAAGGTATACCGTATAAAGAAATCGCTAAAATGACTAATCTATGTTTAAAGACTGTATATAACTATGCTAACTTAGATTTGTAATATTTTTGATATATTGACAAAACAATAATAAAATAGTATATTGAGGTTGAGGAGCAATCCTCTTCCTTTCTTTTACTAAAAGGCACTAAATTGTGTCTTTTGGTGTATAGGAATTAATAGTCATACGGACTATAAACGGTGTTACACAGTGGGTGGTATAAATGGCAGGTAGACCAAATGCATATAAAGAAATCATTAAACCTAATTTAGATCGTATTAAAGACCTTGTAGGTAGTGGTAAGACAAACGAACAAATCGCAAATATACTTGGTGTGTCTCCATCTACGTTATATAAATACAAGGCAGAATATACGGAGATAAAAGAACAATACAAAAAAGGCATAGATGAGAAGATTGTAGAATTAGAAAAAACTGCATATAGTGTAGCAACTGGTAAATACATTGCAATAACCGAAGATATAACATATGATAGCGAAGACAATGTTATAACACGTAAAGTTAAGAAGGTTAAGCAAGTAGATACTACTGCACTTATATTTATGCTTAAGGCACTTAAACCTGAAATGTACGCTAATTTAGAACCTGATGATAACAAAGATGTAGTTAAAGCTATACATGACTTATCAGAGAAGCTTACATGAAATTAGATGACGTTATATTAAGTGATAAAGCAAAAGCGTTTTTAAAAGATGATAGTAGGTTTATATTAAACGCTGGTCCAACTGGAACTGGTAAAACATTTATAACAGGACTTAAGACATTCTTTAGAGTGATGACAAGTCCAAAAGGTAGAGACACATATGCAATAGTAGCTGAAAGTCAAGTAACAGCAGAAAAGATGTTTATTGATGATGATGCAAGTTTTGTTAATATATTTCCTAACTGTACATATGTAAGTGGTAAGAAGCCACATATTCGCATACAAACGGTTAATGGTAACAAACGTATATATTTAGGTGGGTATGCAACAAGTAGAGACTGGCATAAGATATTAGGTCTAAACTTACATGGCATACACATAGAAGAAGGTACAATCGCAAATGATGACTTTATACGTGAAGCATTTGTAAGAGCAAACAGATTAGCAACTAAACCGTTTATGCATGTTACAACAAACGGTGGAGTTCCTGAACAAATATTATATACCGAGTTTTTTGATAAAGCATATTATGATGAGCAGTGGAACACTAATATACCTGATGCTGAAAGATTAGCATTAAAGTGTAGTGATCCAAAGTTTAAATATTGGTATTGGGGATTTGATGATAGTGTTACATTGAAGCAAGATGACATCAATGCGTTATTTGATTTATTTCCAGTAGGTAGTTTTTTCTACAATTCAAAGATATTAGGTATAAGGGGATATTCAACAGGGTTATTATATGCAAGTTTATTTACTGACTTGATATTGAACCAAGAAACCCCGAAAGCAACATGGGTTAATTTTAGCGACTTAAAGATAACAAACATACAAGAGTTAAGTGTTGGTATAGATGTAGGTAATGCAGCAAAGACTGTGTTTACATTGGTAGGATATACATTTAGATTTCAAAGAGCAATCGTAATAGATGTATATGAAGTAGAGATGACAGACACCAAAGATTATACACATATCATAGAAGAACTTAATAAATGGTTGTTTGAATGGTATAAAGTTTTCTTCAATACCATAAAGCAAATAAGGGTCGATAAGAGTAGTCCACTTTTTATTAAACAAATCAGAAATAACATATCATTAAAAGAAATAGCAGTATTAGAAAGTGTATCGGGCAAGATAGTTAATAGAGTAAGTATGAAACAACAACTTATTAAACAGTTTAGGTTAATGTTTGTTAATTCTAAATCAGTGCATAAAATGGCTGATATGCTTAAAGTAGTAAAAGATGATGGCAAAGGCGGACACGTAGATGACAACACGCCAGAGATAGATTATAGTGATAGTTTAGACTATGCATTAGAACCATATGAAACACGCATGGCAATATATAAGTTTAGGAGATAAGATATGACTGAAGAATTGGTAAAATATAATCATAGCAAAGCACTAATGGAGCGGGAGTTAGAAGAGAACGCTATTTGGTTCAACGGAGACCCAACAACAATAGAATACTTTTTTAAGATAACATATCCAAAGTATATCAAAGATATCAAGTCATCAGTCAAGGCATATGATCTTGTACCTAACTTTTGGAATAGTGTAAGTGGGGATATACCAAGAATACATAGTGGTATAGCAGCATTGATTAGTAGAACATGGGTAAGGTTAATCAAGACACGCACACTAAAGGTAGAAGTTGAAGATAAGAGTGAGAACGACTTACTGCATGAAATACTAAAAGAAAACAATTTTATATCGTGGCTAAATAAAAGCATTGTAACTAAATCATGGGCAGGTTATACATACTATAAGTTTTCATATGATGAAGATATAAGTAAATATCCTATCATAGAAATGGTAGACCCAAGATATGTAGAAATAGAAGTAGTAAGAAAACGTATCAAGAGTTTTACATTTAAAATATTTAAGATAGTTGATGGCGAAGAGGTTGTCATATACGAAAATTATGAGATGCAAAATAGAGTAGCTCAAATATCGTATAAAGCGGTTAAAGTAATAAACGGTAAAGAAGAAGAAACGACTTTACCAAAAGGATATGAAAAAACAACAATATCCATAGATTTTATACCAGCGTTCTTAATGAATAACACCACATACAATTCAAGATTTACTGATAGCATATTGGGAGAGAGCGATTATAAGAATGTTCAATCTTTATTTCATATGTTAGATAGCGTGTTATCGAATACCGAATTAGATATAGACAACGCAAAAGCGGTTAAGTTTGTATCCGAAGATATCATTAAGAAAGATGATGCAGGCGAAGGTAAATACGATAAGAACGAAGTAGTCGTAGAGTTATCAAGTGCCATGATGCAAGACCCATCATTTGACATTAGAAAGCTTATATCGTTATTACAACCTTTAGTAAGGGTAGAACAATTTAACGCAACAGCAAAGGAAGTAACAGGGCGTATACTTGCTAATATAGGTTTAAGTCCTGTATCGGTTGGGTTACCTGGATTTGATAGCATAGATGCAGCAGCAGACAGCCAAAGAGCAAGAAAAGAAACATCTATCGTATCACGTGATGAGAAAGTAGAATTGATTACAGAGTTTTTAGTTCCATTCTTTGATAAGTTATTAAAGTATCATCACTCCATACATGGTGAAGCGGTTAGAGATAATAAAATCACAGTAGAGTTTGATAAATACGGTAGTCCACAATTTGAAGATTTAGTAGATACTATTGTTAAGGCTAAACAAGGTGGGGTTATGACAGTAAGACAAGCGATAGAAAAACTCTATCCTGAATTAACACCAAATGAGATAGAGCAAGCAGTGGTAGATATTAAGGGTGAGAGCATGACACCATTTTTAGAAAGTGATATTGAATGATAGACTTATCACATTTAGGTGATGTTCAACCTGATGGCAGTGTTAGATTATTTGATAGGGATATACAATACCGTAAATATCGTAGAATTAGACAATCAACTGAACAAGAGATATTCTTAACCAATAGGGGATTTACAGTTGTTCAATCATCAAATGTTAGTGCATTACAAGTTGCAGGAGATGACTTATATATTAGGTTTCTAAATGGATCATTATATCGTTATCAAGGTAGTGCTAATATATTTGATAAGATTATGGGTAGTTTATCAAAAGGTAGTGCAGTATGGAAGTATTTAAGGAGGCCTAAAAAACCATATGAGAAAGTGGGTAAGATAGATTTCCCTAAAGACATAAGCACAGCAGTAGATGAAGAGTTAAGAAGTTTAACCGACCAAGACATATTTCAATCAATAGATGCACAAGTTATATTAAACATGACAAGAAACGTAAGTAACGCAGTATTACAAAACAAGGTATTAAGTGTAAATGGTATACAAGTAGTTCCATTAGTTATGGGTAAAAAGACTATATACATACCACTATCACTTCTTATAGTCCAAAACTAAAGACTTTAAAAGTTGGAAGGAGATTAAATAATGAATGAAGAAGTAAAAGTTGAAACTGTTGAAACTGAAAACACACAGGAGCAAGTAGACGTGCAGGAAACGGAAACGCAAGAAACGGAAACGGAAACACAGGATAAAAAAACTTTCACGAAAGAAGAAGTCGAACGACTTGTCAAAGGACGCTTAGGCAGGGAGAGAGAATATTTCGCTAAAAGTTTGGGGTTAGAAAATTATGATGATGTTAAAGAGTTTGCAGAAGGATACAATCAAATTAAAAATACCTTAACCGAAAAGGAAAAAGCTATTGAAGAAATGAATAGCAATTTATCCAATATGCAAAATGATGTTATCAAATACAAGTATCAAATTAAAGATGATAAGTTTAAAGAAGCGTTAGCCCTTGCTAAAATCAAGCAAGAAGGCACTGAAAAGCAATTAGAAGAAGCACTATCAGATGTGTTAAAAGAATATCCTTCAATGCGTAATGGCGTTGTCAAGGTGGGAGAAGAAGCAGGTAATCAAAGTGATGCCGCTAATAAACCTAAATATTCTAAAGATTTCTTAATTGCTAATCAACAAATACCATACTTTAAACAATTATTAGACCAATACAATAAAAAATAAAAGGAGATTATAAATTATGGCAGCAATTTTAGCAACATGGGATACTGAAGAACTATATGCAAATTATATAGCACCAGTATTAGAAAGTAATGTATCGTTAATTCCAGGATTAACAACAAATGCTAACGTGCAACAAATCAATGCATCAGCAGCAGTATATTACGTTCAAAATGACGCAAGCGTTACATCAGGTAATGCAGGTAGAGATTTTGTAGACAATTCAGCAGGTAATGATAGAGAGATTATCCCTCTAACAAGTTCATTACAAATCGCAGAAAAAATGCCTAAAATCGTAGCAGAGACTACACCTATGGAGTTTGTAGGGCGTTTCTTAACTAACTCAACAGTTAAGGCTATGAATAGATGGGGTTTCTTGGGATTAGCAGCATTAGTAAATGAGGGGACTCATAAAACTGGTGCAGCAACAACTAAAGATACTATCTATGGAGATATTGTAGATCAAGTAGCAGCATTTGATACAGCAAACGCTGACAAAGGTAGTGCAACAGCAATTATCGTAGGCCCATTAGCATTAGCTAAATTACGTAAATCAACAGAGTTTGCAATCAACCCATCATTAAACTCAACAGTAGTACAAGATGGTTTAGTAGGATATGTAGCAGGACTTCCAGTTGTATATGCTAAAAATCTTGATGCAATCGTTGCAGGTGATTTAAGTAATTATTCAGTAGTTACTGGATTAGATTATATTATCTTACGTTCAGAAGCTTTCATGGCACCTAAAGTGTATGAATACTTTGATATTATTGAAAAATCAGAGAAGTTTCCAGGATCTAAATTGATTGGCGAAATCCCTTATGGTTTCAAAGTATCAAATCCAGGCCAAGTATACGTTAGAGTAACATCATCAACAGTACAAGTATAATAGGAGTGATTAGATGAAGTATAGACATGTAACAGGAAAGATTGTAGATGTAGCTCCACACTTGGAACATATATATAGAGATAGTCCTTCGTGGAAAGTCTATGAAGAAAAACCTGTCGATAGCAAACTTACGAAAGCACAGTTAGTAGAAGTTGCTAAAAAAAAGGGGTTAATCACAAAGGGCAAGACTAAAGAAGAATTGCTTAAATCTATTAGTGTTGAAGATGCCACTGTAACACAAGACTTCAATGATGATATAGTATAAGAAATAAGGGTGGTGGTGTAGTGCCACTGCCCTATTTTAATAAAAAGGAGATATTATGAACTCAACATATGATGACAAATACCATGTAGCCGTTCCTGATTTAGATTATCTAAAAGCATCTGGTTATGATTTAATAACTGAAGGTGGTTGGACTAAAGAGGTTACTGAAAGCAAAGTATTAGCATATAGCATAGAAGCATTAAATGAGCTTTTAAGAGATAGAACACAACAAGATAAGTATGTAATCACATATTTAATAAAGTTTGATAAAACATGGCGTGAAGCATGGGAGTTATACATGATAGCATATATCCGTGCAACATTTAAACATGGAGAATGGTTAGAAAGACCGAGAGATGTAGATAATGCTATCAAATCAAGTGTTTTAGGTACTAAAAGATTTAAAGATACATTATATACGGGAATAAAGAACTCAAATGAGGTGTGGTAGATGAGAACGTTTATAGGTTGGTGGATATCAAGTAGAGAATATACTGATCGTGCAGATGTTCCAAGAAACGAAGTTCCTGAATTAGTAGATGGTGCAGTACAAATAAGATACGATCTATTAGGCATTAACAAGTCTATCTATCGTGGTGGAGTTAAGTCTAAACAATATACCTATATTATCGAGTGTGATTTCAAAGAAAAGATAGAGCANTTTGATTATATATATGTAGATAAAGATTGGCGTAAGGTTGATGAAGTGGAAGAAAAACTTCCCAAAGAAAAACAAGCAGTGATTAAAGCGTGGCCTGGCAAGTATCAAGAACATGCAGTTAAGGTAGTGTATCTATTATGAAAGATTTATCTAATGCAGTGTTGCAAATATTTAAAGCTAAAGCACCAAAAGGAAAGACAAGAAGATTAGTAGGACAAGTAAGAGTAGAAATGAAAGAGAACGGATTTGACATAGTAAGTGATATTTATTATATGCCTTATACAACTGAAAAATGGGGATATCATAGTGGTTGGAAAAAAACCTTAATAAATCCACATGAAGGTTGGTGGCAAGAAGCATTTGAAGTGTCCTTAAGATTTGTAGCTTCTGTTCTTGGAAAGGAGTTTGTCCGTGAACAATAAACAAATAGCAGATAAATTAACAACTGAATTAACTGGTAATTATAATTATGTAGTAAGTGATGATGAACAGCTCTTTTCCAAAAACATGAAAATAAGTGATGAAAGTTATATACCAGTTATATTAAGACTTATCACACCTTTTCAAGACCCTAACAAATATCAATTAACAAGCGTTTATACATTGGCGTTTTATGTAGATAAGAGATTAGATAAAGACTTATTTTATAATGATATAGATAGTTTCAAATCATCACAAGTGGATGAACTTATCGGCAGTGATTATATTACAAAAACATATCAAAGTGTTAGAAACACCGAAGAAGAATATCTTAATAAAGGTATAGAATACTGGGTATACGAATTAGAGTTTACATGGGTTTACTCATTAGCAATCGTAGGATCACAATCAACAATCAAGATAGACACGGTAGAAATACCGTTTATAGAATGCGATATAACGCACGATATAGCGTATATAAACAACATTGCACATGATACAGCATTAACTAACTACCGCATGAGCAATGACATTATACTCTTAATTGTTCCACTTATATTAAGCAATACAGCAATATCAAGTGTATATAACTACTCAAATACGAACGGTTATAATAATATCGTAGCATTAGATATAAACGGTGTTAGCAAGAGTTTAGTGATTAAGCGAACAAATGTTAAGTATCTTAAAACAGGTCAATTAACAGTTATGACAATCACATTAGAAACAGCATACCCGAGAGTTACATTTACATTAGATGGAGAAGTGATACCGAATACATCATGGAGATTTAATGGAAAAAAAGAAGTAAGTCCTTCTAAACGTTCAACTTCAACACCTGATTTATTAAGAAGTTACCCTAAAGGTAAACATAGAACATGGACTGTAACGGTTGTTAAAGATGATAGCACGTTATATGACAAGATTGTTGCTGACTTATACGGTACTGATTTAGATACAACATATGCCCTTGTAAGAGATGGTAGCACATATACCGTTCATATGACTGATGGCGTAGAACAATACACAGAAACTGGAGATACAGCGATAGAGTGTATGCTTCAAGAGTATGGGGGTTGATTATGAATACACGATATGTAGCAGAGTTTCGTAATGTAGAAGTTACTGATGAATTAAAAGAAACTGAAAGACCACAAACAAGCGATAATATAGTCAATAAAGAACCTATATCAGCACAAACGGTAGGTAAGTATGTAGGTGGTGCTATTGCAATTACAGCCACAGCAGCAAGTATGTACTCAAGATATAGAGCAACCACAAACACAATCACTGGTAATTCAGTAGCCCAAAGACAGTTCGATAATAAAATGGCATATGTTAATGAAGGATTAACTATTGGTGGTAGTATAGGCGTAGGGTTAATTGTAGGTGGTCCAGCAGGTGCATTAGTCGCAGCAACAGCATACGCAGTATCAACTTCAATGAAAGCATATTCGGTTGCTATGGAAAATAGAGTTAAACAAGCACAATGGCAAGTAGAAGGCATAGTTAATCAAGAAAAGCAATCAAGATTAGTGAAAGATATAACAGGTATAAGAATATGAAAAAACTATTCATAATATTATTATTAGCATTTGCATTAGTAGGTTGCCAGAACATTGACCCTATTGTATATGAAGAGGCGTTAAATGACAACATCAACTCCGAAGTAGAAGACTATGTTATGGTTAAATCAACTACTTATGCAGGTATATACATGCTATACTTTGACCCAGAAGATTATAGATGGTATGATGATGAAAACTATGGCGTGTTAAACGATTGGGGAAAATATTATTTATATACACCGATTGAAGTAATACCATTTTATAGATTGATAAATGTAAATAAAGTTATGATATACGGAACGGGTAGAAACTCGGTAGAAATATTTGTAAAAGCGAGCGATATACACACAATTAAGATAGAGGTATAATATGATCTATATAACTTTCAAAGGAACTGAATATGAAATACCATACGACCCAGATACATTACAATTATCATGGGCAATAGACAGCACGTTTGACAATGGGTATTTTGAAACTGAGCCTATGGAAGCAGGTAGCGGGTTAGACTTTAGTAGAAGAATACCACGTGATTTAAAGGTGAGATATGAAGATAGAGGGAAAACGTTTATCTTTAGGACTTCCGAATGTTATGTAGAAAAATACTCTTATTCATTGGGGACTTATATTCATAAAATCAATTTAATAAGCGATGCAAAAGATTTAACGGTTAAGACATTAGAAAATATGACATTAACACAACCTAAAGGGGACTTTGGACAATATAGTCATTCAGTTAATACTTTAAATGAAACATTAACATATGACAGAGATATAGAACGTGATGTATGGAATATAGTAGATAACACACCTATTTCATTTACAAACACAATCAATTCTAACACATCATATTATACAGGTATGCAAGTTTTAACTTTAGACACATTTACTGTATCATTAGAAGGTTATTTTTGGTATAAGACACCATTAACAAGTGATGATGTAACAGTTTATATCAAATATGGTGGCACAACGGTTTATAGTGAAACTTTCCAACCAACAGTACCAGCACTATTTCGAGGCCCTGTATTAACAATTAAAACATTTACATTTAAACATATACCAATAGCGTTAGGCACATATACGGTTGAGATATTTGCACAAGGAGCAGCAACTAACTTTTTAGAAAGTTTGACATTTAGTATCACAGCACAAACAGTTATAGATAGACCAGTTAGAACGTATGCACAGTTAGTCGATAAAATGCTACGTAACACCGAGTATGTATTAAGTCCTAACTCACGTTCAAGATTAGATAGAACAGCACCTGAAGGCAAATATGAGCGTTATATGTTATTTGATGGTTTACAAAAGATAGGTGGACAGTTAAGAGCATTAGTAAAAGTAGGGGAAGAAGTTAATAAAAGAGTATGGGTTATATCGGTGTCAAGTGCAACATATATAGAAGGCGATAGTCTATTAGATTTTAATCCTTACGTTTACCCTTTAGATACAGTTATTAAAATAGGTATTAAGTATTATAAAAATATCAAAAGTGATGTTGTTTATAAATATATTGACTTCAAGTTTTATGATACACCATCATTATTTGACCCCATTGGAGAGATACAAAGAAGTGAACAAGCGGAGTTAGAAGATCATGTATCGGCATTAGAGTTAAACACTGAAAATGTGATTAAACCTTTAAGATACAGTCCACATAAGAACGGTTGGAAGTCATTAAGGGCATTAAGTGGTATAGGACAAATGACAGCCGATAATATAGGTTACGAATTAGAAGATAATATAGAGAAATTGGTATCGGTTAAAGTTAGGGGATTAGTTAGTCAAAATGCAAGCGGAACTGAAACGTGGAGTTTAACTGATGAAACCGACATAACCGAAAGAGTTTTAGAACAAGCACAATACGATACGTTATCAAGTCAAGCGAGTTATGATTATGTAATAGGTGGTAAGAAAACACTTATTAAAAATAACTGCCTATATTACTTTCAAGGCGTCAACAAAATATATGGTATGAGTTATTACGGTCAAACTGAAGGTAGATTGATAGGTCAGGCCGGAGTAGTAAGAGCTTTATATGAAACAGTATTAGCGGTTAGATCGTTAGAGATAAATGAACTTGTTACAAGAACAGGCACACAATCACAAGATGATATAGATAGCGATTTAGATTTAAACTTTGAATTACAAATCACATACTCAAATCTTACGAATAGCCGAGCAAGAGTATATAAAGACGACCAAAGCGGATTTGAACGTGAGCGTGTTAAATATATGAATGAAAGTGCTAATGTCAATGAAACTGATAGCATAGGGTCATATGCACAACAATTAGTCAATCGTTTAGGTGGTACTAAAATATCAATAAGCGGAGTTGCTGATGATTGGAGCGAGGTTGCTGAATTAGGCGATATTGACAGTCAAGGTAGAGTTTATACGCTGATTACCGTTAGACCTTCAGTAAAGATAGAGTATGAGTATTTAATGGTACAAGATTATAATGTTATCTCAACTTATATTGGGGTAAACTCAAGGCATAGGGTAGAAGAGATATCAAGTGGTAGCACAACCAAACGCACATTGAGATATACTTCTAAATTGATATTTAAAGAACAGCAAGAGACGTTTCAAACAAGAATTATAGAGCCTGAAAAGATAGTTCAAATGTTAGCGACAAATGATAGTGATGGATTGAATTACGGTTATTTAGAATGTTATCTATCAAATGGCGAACAAAAGAAAATACATTTAAGTTTAGATAACGATAGTAAAGGTAAGACAATCGAGATTAAATGGGGTTTAGTTAATAACTTTAGTGCAGGGTTAAAAAGGTATATATATAACAACGGTAGCACTGATATTGTAATGAATAGTGATGTGGCATATACGGACTATTATGGAAAAGTAAACGATATTCAATTCTCATTATACTTTGATAGTTTGAATACATACGATAAAGCAGCATACCCTGAAGCGTTAGCAAGCGATGGTACAGGCATATTCGCAGTTATAAGCGACGTTATTGATAAAGACGCAGGAGAAATCTTACAAGGGTTATTAGAGATACCGATTTTAAGTGATAATCCAAATGTAAGAGTGTATGATGGTTTCGCAAAGTTTAATCAATTAGTACAAGGTAGTGATAATATATCGGTTGCTTCATTAAGTTATATACCTATAAAGAACGCTACTAAAATTGATTTAACAAGAGCAAGAGATATAAACGTAACAACAACGGTTGAATATGGGCTAATATCAATTACAGTCAATCCATATTTAGATACCGAGTGTATTGCATACTATAATAATCAAACATTAGATTTAGTATTAGTGTATTTAGGCGATTTAGAGACAGGCATAAACAATGTAGAGATACCTTATGTTATAGAAGACGACCCTTATGCAAGTGGCGAAAACGCTTCATTACAAATCATATCATCATCAATAGTCAATGCAGGTTATGAATTAGGCACAGGTTTCGTGATACAAGATACAATGTCTAT